TCCTTGGTTGATGATGTCCAGATTGTCGTCTTTGCGGCTTACCTTGATAACGGTATCGGCAGCTCCGCGAAGCACGTTGGATCCGCGCTCGCGCTTGTCCTCATGAACACCGGAGTGGTGCACGATCATGACGTTCGCGCCGGTTTTTTCGCGCAGTTTGTCAGCGGCGGTGACATAGGCATTCATGTCCGCCTGCTTGTTTTCGTCGCCAGCCCCGAAGGTACGCGCCAAGGTATCCACGATGATTAGAACCGGGGTGGCTTCGAGGTTGAGGATTGCCTCCACCATCGCGTCCAGATCGTCGCTGGTAAGCGCTACACTGTGCGGTATCAATCTGAACAACGGGGCCGTAAGATCGCGCCCCCGCGTTCTGCGCCAGCCCACGGCACGCCTGCCAAGGCCGTGGGAGCCTTCTGCGGCGACGTAGATAACCAGTCCGTGTTTGACGGTCTTGCCGTGCCACGGGAGCCCTGTGGCTACGCACATGGCCATATCGAGCGCGACGAATGATTTCATCGCGCCTGATCGGCCCCAGAGCATCGAGAGGCCCGATTCCGTCAAAACGTCCTCAACAAGGAATGAGGGGGGGGCCAAGTTCTCAATTTCATCCAAGCTCAGGATTCGGATGCGCGGTTTAGCCGGCGCAGCGATCTCAGTCGCTTTGGCAACCAAGGCTGCTGGGTCACCACCTTCCGCAACGCAATCGGCAGCATCCCATTTGGCTGGCGCGTTATCTGGCGGGGTTATTGCCAGCACGCGGCACCCCATGGCGCCGAGCCGCGTAGCAACGCGCTTGGCATAGTCGAAACCCGGTGCGTCGTTGTCCGGCCAAATCACCACAGTCTTGCCGGCAAGCGGCGACCAGTCCGTCTTGTCAATCGGTGCATTAGCACCCTGCATCGCAGAGGTTGCCTCGATCCCTACTTTGGCCAGAGCCTCAGCGCATCCCTCGCCTTCAACGAGAACAATCGTGGAGGCGAGCGATATTTCAGGGAGCCGGTAAAGCGGCCGGAGGTCAGGCGCCCCGCCAACCCATTTGGTCGAGCCGTCAATGGTGCGGAAACAGAACGGGCGAAAGGTCTTGGAATCCCTAGTGCCATCGGGCTCAAACCGCACGACCGAGGCCATGACATTGCCGCGAGTGTCGTAATAGCGATATGTCGCGACAGGTGCGCCAAGCTCCAGCATATCGGTGCGAGGCTTGGTCCCGAGAATTGCCTTCTTCTTTTCAATCCGTTCGGTTGGCGTCGGCTGCCATGGTGTGCGCTCGATCTCAACGGGGTCCTTGAGAAAGTCGTGAGCGATTTCCTTGAGTGACAGAACAAAGTTGGAATTGTCACTATATCCGGCCCATGCCCGATAAAGGCCGATCAGATCCCCGCCTTCGTCCGTGGCGTGATCCTTCCAAAGACCAGCATCCGGCCCGGCAAGTTGGATAGAGAGAGACGCGCCGGGAGTTCCGGAAACGTCACCAATGCGGGCTTCGTTTTTCTGAATGAACGCGCGGCCGGAATAGAGCCACTCAATAAAGCTCCGCGCATCAGCGTGCAGGCGCGAACGAATGTTGTCCGCGTCCACGGTCCCCGATTGAGGCTCACCCTGCCGCCTCGCATTGTTGAAGTCTATTACCTGCCCCGTCACTCTCGTTGGTCCGTTCTCCTTATGGCTACGCGATACAAATGCCCTGATTAATCTTGCGACCAGCACCGTTCCTTGTGCGCGCACATCTTGCAGCGCCAATCTGTTGGCTTGTCGGTGATGCGTGAGAGAAGCTCGCCCGCCTGTGTTGCCTTGATGACCGCGACGGCGCGATCCGACCAAGCCTGAGCCGCTTCGGCATCGAACGGCACCGCGATATGCAGAATTTCGCAGTTGTCGGAATTTACTGCCGTGAACAGCGCCGGGTTTTCATCCAGACCGAGATAGGCCATGTAGATTTGAACCTGGGCGTAGTAATGCGGATATGCCTTTTGCAGGCCATCCTTTTCGAGCTTGCGCCAGCCTGAAGCGCCAAGGGCCTTGTGTTCCCATAGACAGGGATACATCAGACCTTCGATCTGCGGACCGGCAACAATGATCCCGTCGCAATGCCCTTTGAATGTGCCTTCGGCTGCCGTGAACCCGGTTGCCGGCGTTCCGCGTTCCATGCGGAATCCGCCTTGAGCGAATGCCTTGACAGTGATTTCTTCGAACATGTGACCACGCTCGAATATCCGCTTGGTCCGCGCCGGGTGGATCGATTCCACTTTCCAGTCATATTGAACCTTGCGCAGACATTCAGACCCGATGGCAGATGCGCCGAGATAATCTCGCTGCTTCTCGCGTTGCTCGGCAAGAGCGCCAAGATCAAGTGCAGCGTTGATCGACGCGCTGATCGTTTCGCTGGCCAAGTTCGATCGATTGAAGTCCAGCACCGTGGCCTCAGAACGGGATGTCATCGTTCAACTCCCCGTTTGCCAGTAGTGGTCCGCCATGCGCGGCGCTATTTTCCCTTTCCATTTCCGGCTGCGAAAGCCGGCGAACGATCTTGTCTTGCGCGCCGTCGTCACGCGCAGCCAAGGCACCATCCGTCAGCTTGTAGATTTGCCAAGCGAATGAAATGATCTGATCCTTCGACCAGTCACCAACCGGCTTGGCCCAATCGACGCCACAGACGTTGCCGAGCGCCGGCAGGATTGACGTTACCGCGCCAGCTTCCCACGGCGCTGGATCTCGGGTTGTCATGGTTCGGATGGGGATTTCGTAGCCGCAGCCTTCGGCAACGGCCTGTTCGGATTTCGTCTTGATCCAAGCGAAGATGGATGCTGCCGCGATCCAGCCCCACTCGATGTCCGACAGCGAGCCGATCTGGGCGCGAGCATTAATACCCTCGCCCGAGACGACCGCACGCGCCGCATCGATAGCGGACTGGGTTGCCTTTTGGTCCCAATCCGCCTCGATTTCACGCGGCTTCTTCTGTGCCGCTTGTGCCATCAGGAAGCCCAGCTCGGCTTGCCGGCAGTAGCGGCCTGATTAGCCGCTGCAGCAATCGGCGCTGCGACCTGTTGGAAGCCGCCCTGCTTGGTGACCTGATCGACCTTGACCCAGGCCTTGCGGTCCGGCGTCACCGCAGCGTCAAGGGTGTTTTTGTCCTTGTAGCCGTCTTTGCCCTTTTCAACGCCGATCTTGGCGACGAAGCGGATGCCGTCGAAATCACCGTAAGATGTAACACGACGAGCGTTCTTCGCCGTGTCGGATTCGTCGTCTGGCCGAATGCCCCGCGCGCTTTCGAGAATGCCACGCAGACGTGAACCCGAGATATCCGCTGCCTTGGCGTGGCCTTCCGTCGTGCCCTCGACAGTGAACAGAGACCAGAACTTGCGCTTTGCAAAAGGGCCATCGACCACCGTGAACTCGCAATCCAGCGCCGCGCTATCGCCGGCCTTGGATCGCTTGAGCCAACCGCCCTCGCCGGCATTGCCAGGACGGATGGTCATGTGCACGACGGCGACAGTGCCGTCCGCGATCAAACCCCCTTCACGCTGTTCGGATGCGCCATTAAAATCGTAAGCCATTGTACTTTCTCCTTCTGGTTAAGCTGCGTTAGCTTCGGTTGCTTTCTGGGGTGGAATGGTGTGATCGACGGCGCGACGCGCTCCCTTGCCGGTGAGCTTCGCAAGCCATTTGCCAAGGTGAGGTTCCTCGATCTGTTCGAGGCGTCCCGAGCGGTCCTTGGCCGGGTAATTCCATGGATTTGGCTGCGTGCAGATCAGCGCGCGAACGGGATTACCGTCACCAAAATCGACGAATTGCATCGTGGCGATTTGATCGACGATGCCGGGCAATTCCTTGCCGGTCTTGCCGCCCTCGATCTGAAGCTGCCAGGATGTGACGTTGAACTCATCCTTGAGATTTTCGAGGATGCCGACGAAAATAACATTCTTGCCGCGCGTATGCTGCAAATGGGTCAGCCAGCCGATCATCTCACGGCCCATCAGGCCGTAAGTGCCGCGCGTGTCCTTCTTGCCGCGATCATTGAAACTCTCGGGCTGTTGTTCGCACCAGCGGAAGCAGAGACGACCGGCCACGGTAATCGAGTCGATGAAGTATGTGGCATACTTGGAAAGCGCATCGGCGCCACCCATAGCTTCTGTCACTGCATCATAGTGCGCCTGCGAATAGCAGGCCGTCGCAGGTAATGCCGGGTTCGGTCCGCCGAGATAGCATGCGAGATCGCGGCATTCTTCCCAGGTGCGCGGCTGGAAGGTGTCCACCTTCACGTCCTGCACAGCGAGGTCACCGGCCTCCAGATCGACGAATAGCGTGTTGCCGCCGTCGAGTGTCCGTAACAGTGTGGTCTTGCCGATGCCGGCAGGACCGACAACGAGCGCCTTAACGCCCTTGTCCTGTGCCATCCGCTCGTCGGCGGAAATGATCTTAAGCTTGCGTTCCACGGTTCTCTCCTTTGTTGAGTTGGATGCTTGCG